CGTCATGTCCGCCCTTGCAGCCGAAGTGCCTTGCCCGGCGCAGGAGCCGCAGGGGGAGGCGCAGCCGGTGGCGCGGTACACCGTGGAGAAGCAGTCCGGCTCTGAGTGGGCGCGCGTTGTGGACAGGCAAACGGGCGCGCAGGTGGCGCGGTACAGCGTCATGCCTCGTAAGCGCTCGCAGCGGGACGGCTGGAAGGATGCCGAACGACACGCCGCTCGACTGAACGCCGCGATTGCCGCACAGCCCGCCTCGAGAGGGCCGCAGGGGGAGGCGCAGCAGCCCGTATCGCCGCAGATGCAGTTCACGTTGATCGACGCGGCCAATACTTTGAAGCACGCCGCCGAACAAGCGACACCGGACGTTGCAGCAGCCTACAAGGCCCGCGCCGCCGAGGTGTTCAGCGTCGTCGCATCCCTCGCGGCGCAGCAGCCAGAGAGCAGGAAGCCGCTGACGGACGAGGAAGTCGAGCCGCTGTTTCGCCAGATCAAGGCCATGCCGATAACGCCCGGAGGCATCAAGGACGAATGGTTCTGGTTCGCTTGGGGCGTCGAAATGGGTGAGCGCGCCCACGGCATCGGCACCGGAGCCAGCAAGGAGGTGAACGATGCAGCGTGACCAGATCATCCAGTGGGCGCAGGAATGCTGGCCCAGCGACAGGCGCATGTGGGCCGTCGATGCCGAGCTGCCCCGCCTTGAACGCTTCGCCGCTCTCGTCCGATCCGCTGCACTGGAAGAGGCCGCGCAGGTGTGCCAAGAGAAGTTTGAGGCATGCCGTTGGGACGACTATCGCGAGGCTTGCCAAGACATTGAAAGCGCTATTCGAGCACTGAAGGAGTGATATACTGTAGAGCATGAACAATTCAAAGTTCTTGAAGCATGTCCCTTGCGAACACTGTGGAAGCTCTGACGCAAACAGTCTCTATGATGATGGTCATCAGTACTGCTTTGCTTGCGAGACGTACACCGAAGGGGACTCTGAGGAAGAGACAGAGAGTATTACTAGTTACAGCAAACCTTATAAAATAATGACTGAAGAGTACAAACCGATTAAAGACCGTGGGATCACACGGGCTACCTGTGAGAAGTACGGGGTGGTGGCTGATGAGGAAACCCATCAGTACCCCTACCACGACAAGGACGGTAATCCGGTAGCTGTCAAGACCCGGTACTGCAAGGACAAGAGCTTCTCCGTCAAGGGAGATCACAAGAAAGCTGTTCTTTTTGGACAACACTTGTTCCTTCCTGGTGGTAAGTACGTGACCCTCTATGAAGGGGAGCTGGATGCCCTTGCGGGCTACCAGATGACAGGCTCTCAGTGGCCCGCAGTGTCCATCAAGAATGGCGCTACGGCTGCTCTGAAGGACTGCAAGGCTGTCTTTGAGTACCTTGACAGTTTCCAAAACATCGTTATCTGCTTTGACAATGATGAACCGGGGAAGAAGGCTGCTAAGGAAGTAGCTGAACTGTTCGGCTCCAAGGCAAAGATCGTCAAGCACCTTGCAGAGTACAAGGACGCTGCGGACTACCTCAAGGTAGGGGCTTCCAAGGACTTTGTGGATGCTTGGTGGAAGGCTGAAGAGTACCGACCTGAGGGTGTGGTTACAGTCAGTGACATTAAGGAAAGACTGCTGGAGCCTCCAAAGCCTGGAATCCCGTGGTGCTTTGACAGACTGACTCAGTTGACTCACGGCAGGCGTGAAGGTGAACTTTACGGGTTCGGAGCTGGTGTCGGTGTAGGTAAGACTGACGTGTTCACCCAGCAGATCGCCTGGGATATTTCAGAACTTAATGAGAAAGTAGGAGTTATCTACCTTGAGCAGCCAGTGGTGGAGACTGCACAGCGTGTGGCAGGTAAGCTGGACGGTAAGCTGTACCATATTCCGGGGGCTAATTGGACTCGGGATGATTACCTGGCTTCTATTGATCGTCTGGAGGCCCGCCAGCAGCTCTACATGATGGAGCACTTTGGAGCCAAGGATTGGCAGTCTGTAAAGGGCATCATCCGGTACTTTGCCAAACGGTACGGTATCAAGATGATCTACTTGGATCACTTGACAGCCCTTGCGGCGAACGAACAGGATGAACGGAGGGCACTCGATGGAATCATGGCTGATATGGCTGGTCTTGCTCAATCTGACGGCCTCATTATTCACTTTGTCTCTCACCTTACCACGCCAGAAGGTAAGCCACACGAGGAAGGCGGGAGGGTTATGGAGAAACACTTTACTGGTTCTCGTGCCATTGCACGCTGGAGCCACTATATGTTTGGCCTTGAGCGTAATAAGCAGGATGAAGACCCTGTGAAGCGTCAGACGACAACCTTCAGGGTCTTGAAGGATCGCTATACCGGACAGGCTACGGCTGAAAAGTTCGGCTTGTTCTATACTAAAGAGACTGGTATCCTGTCTGAGTGTGTACTTGAAGAATCTAGGGAGGCATTGTGAAGTTGAACTGTAAAGTAGGTGATCTTGCCGTCATCGTTAAGGATCGGTACATGCCCGAGAACATAGGAAAGCTGGTAGTAGTCTTGGAACCAGGGGATCAGGAATGGGAAGATGCTGATGGGTTTTATTGGTACGTTCAAGCTATAGGATCTCCGATCCGTTGTCGGCTCTATGAGGATGCTGAGTTTACCGGAGAGCTTAGCTTTGACATGGAAGCAAATGTAGCTGACCATGAGCTGAAGCCCATCCGTGACCACGAAGGTGACGATGAAACCTTGACATGGAAGACCGAAGAGGAAACCGTATGAACTTGAAAACTGAACTTATCGAAGCCGCTGAGCGTGCTTATCACTTCCAGGATTCCTACTGGAGTACGGTCGTGATCCCTAGTCATACTGTCTTTGACCTGTGCTGTGATATGGCAAAAGGTGAACATAATGATGTCTTTGAAGATCCTGACCATGACGTATGGTTCCTTCTTATCTGTGCGGAGGCTTTGAGTGATGAGTGATACTGAAAAGTTCTGGAATGCTGTCGCTGCTAAGAGCGGAGCTAAAGAGTGGCTGAAGCTGGACCCTTGGATTCAGCAGGTTGTACTGGACGGTATCAACCTCTTGTTGGTTGCTGTCGAGCATTCTCAAAAGGAAGAGAAGTGATGACGTATGATACTTATTCTTACAAGCTGTACCTTAAGTGCAGTGTTAATGCTTCTGAGGAAGACTATGCGCTGCTCAAGCTCGACCGACTGCTTGACAGTATTTATGAATACCTTGAAGATTCCGGGTTTGAACTTGAGGACATTGAGGTACAGTAATGACCTTAGCGGGACTTCTGAGCAAGACTACAGAGCTTGAGGCAAAGTACTATGAGCTTCTGGAGCGTTATAGTACACTCATCCATCAATATGAAGAGTTGAAGAAAGACTATGAATTACGAAACGGAACTGAAGAAGTACAGGAGCACTAGTAAAGAGTACCAAAGACTCTGGAGGCAGAGGCGTAGACAAGACGCAGAGTTCTACGCCAAGGAGCTGGAACGCAGCCGCCAATGGCGAGAGAATAACACCGACCGTATCAAGGAACAGAAGAGGAAGTACTTTCAGGAAACGAAAGAGAAGTTCCGAGATGCACGAAACTTAAGAGCACGGGAAGTAACGAAGAGAAACGTACGCTGGGAGCGCGAGTTGACAAAACTGGCAGTGGAGGAAGCCAAAGACCTCTGCAAAAGAATGGAGAAACTCACCGGGGAAGCTTGGGAGGTCGATCATGTTCTTCCGAGGATGGGAAAGAAAGTGAGCGGCTTCCACCTGTGGCGGAATCTGCAAGTACTGCCTAAAAGACTTAACCACCAAAAGTACAACAAGCATGAAACGGATTGGACTTGACGTTGAGACTTCCCTAGATCACAAGACGATCTGGACTGTCAAAACGATTGACCTAGACACTGGAGAAATAAGGACATGGAAGGAAGCAAACTCCCTAAAGGAGTTCGTAAAGGGATGTACGTTGATCTCCGGCCACAACATCATCTCTTTCGACTCAAAGATTTTGAGGACTGTGTGGAATATCAAGATCAACTTGAAGATGATGTACGATACTCTCGTAGTCTCAAGGCTGCTAGAACCGAGCAGAGAGAACGGTCACAGTCTGGAAAGCTGGGGGGAGGCTTTAGGGACCAGGAAGACTAGCTACTCCAAGATTTGGCAGTGGATGATGGGCCGTCGTGAAGAGTACAAGAATGAGTGCTTTGACAACCCGATCATGCCGCTGCTGGAGTACTACTGTGAAGGTGACGTAAAGGTACTGAGGGCTCTGTTCCTGCACCTGGAGTCCGAAAGGGAACGGTTAGAGTTCTCTGAGGAATCCGTAGAGCTTGAGCATCAGGTGGCTTACATCATCGCTGAACAGGAAGAGAACGGTTTTAAACTTAACGTACCATATGCAACGTGCTTACTTACTGACTGGAAAACAAGAATTTCAGACTTGGTTGAACGAGCGCAGGAGCTGTACCCTCCGGTCATCCAGGAGCGTTACTCCGAGCGCACTGGCAAGAGGCTTAAAGATTCCGTGGTTGTGTTCAACATCGGGAGCCGACAGCAGATCGCTGAAAAGCTGCAAGCCTTAGGGTGGCGTCCTGAGAAGCACACCGAGAAGGGAAACATCATCGTGGATGAACCTGTACTTGAAGAGATTTTGAAACAATGCTCCTAAAGACTGCTGACAAAGAAGGACTCAAGGAGTTCGCTGGGCTGGTGTCGGAGTACCTCCTGCTCCAGAAGCGAGTCTCTCAGGTTGAATCCTGGATTGAGAAGGTGAAACCGGACGGTAGGGTTCATGGCCGGATGATTACGAACGGGGCTGTTACCGGACGAGGGACTCACATGGACCCAAATATCGGCCAAGTACCAAACACATCGGCTCCCTACGGTGCTGAGTGCCGTGAGTGCTGGACCGTAGAGGACGGCAATGAGCAGGTAGGTGTTGACCTCTCGGGTATCGAGCTTCGGTGCTTGGCTCATTACCTCCAGGACAAGGAGTGGCAACGCGAACTATTGGAAGGAGATGTCCACTGGAAGAACACACAGGCTTTCGGGCTGGTCCCTATGGGGACTGTCAAGACTGACAGTAAGGAGCACAAGGATGCGCGTAACCTCAGTAAGACCCTGACCTATAGCGTGCTCTATGGGGCGGGCCCGTCAAAGGTTGGAGAGACTGTTGGAGGTACCGCTAAGGACGGAGCTAAGCTGATTGACAACTTCATCAGGAACACTCCGGGCTTGGCGAGACTGAAGAAGAAACTGGAAGGCTACATCAAGAAAGGTTACGTGCCAGGGCTTGACGGCCGTAAGGTCTTCATTAGATCAGAACACGCAGCCCTCAACAGCTTGTTGCAATCCGCAGGGGCCATCATTGCTAAACAGTGGCTTGTCTGCTTTACCAACGAGCTACGAGAGCAAGGACTAACTTACAAGCTCCTAGCTTGGGTGCACGATGAGGTTCAGCTAGAGACACCGAAGGGTAACGGAGACGTTATCGGCAAGATCGTAGCGGATTCAGCAACAAAGGCTGGGATTATCCTCGGATTCCGCTGCCCTGTCGCTGCTGAGTACCGCGTTGGTGCCAACTGGAAGGAATGTCACTGATTCACAACAGTAGGGAATACTCCTACTCGACCGTAGGACCACTCCTGCATAATGGCTGGGTAGCAGAATACAAGGTCTGTTACAGAGCGTTAATTAACAATACGGAAGAATATGCAAGACTTTGACACTGAGAGCGTTCCTGACGCAGCAATCCTTATCAGCCTGCGTGGGGATCAGCTCTACGTGGAAGCTACAGGCAACTTGGACCCGGAGACAATTCAATCCTTGTTGTCTGCTGCTTATCACAACATCTCTCAAGAGACTTTGGTGATGGCGGAAGAGAAAAGTAATTTTTCTTTGACTGTGCATTGAAGAATCTCAAAAGTATGGTACGATAAGTACCTTACAGCGCAGAGGTGGTGAAATAGGTAAACACAGGAGACTTAAAATCTCCCGCCGAAAGGCTTGAGGGTTCGATGCCCTTCCTCTGTACCAACTTAAAGGAAACTAACCATGAATGAACTCTCGTTTGGCAAGAAGGCTGTTGGCCTGTCGTTCAATCCCTCCAACAATGAAGCTGTGGACGCCTGTAAGCGCATCTTCGCTGCTGCTATTGACCAGATGAACGACCTGCGCCTTGAGTCTGTGGACCCTGAGGTGAAGCGCATGGCCTCTGTGGCCATCACAGAAGCTCAGACGGCTCAGATGTGGGCTGTGAAGGCCATTACCTGGCGTCTGTAAAGAACCCGCCGGATTAGCTCAGTGGTAGAGCAACCGCCTTGTAAGCGGTAGGTCGTCTGTTCGATACAGACATCCGGCACCAAAGGCCCGCAAGGGCGAACTTAACTGAAACTTAAAGGAAAACATACAATGAGTGACCTGAAGCCTATTAAAGTCCGTGGTGATCTGCACTTCTGCAAGGACATGCACGTCATCAATACCTTCTTCGATGAGGACAATGACCGCTACGAATGCACTATCGGCAACCTCTCCGAAGCAGCCGCTAAGGCCTTGGACGAAATGGGTATCCGTGTGAAGACTGACGACAAGCGCCCTGAGCTGGGTAAGTTCGTGAAGTCCAAGAGCAAGTTTGTCTTTGACCCTGTGGACCGTGAAGGCAACAAGATTGATGTTACCTCTGTCGGCACTGGCACCAAGGTTGAAGCCTTGGTCACAGGGTTTGAGCACAAACTGTCGAAGAAATGGGGTAAGTCGGTTCGGGTCCAGAAGCTGATCGTTACGGACCTTGTGGAGTTCAACCCCAGCGTGGCTGGTGGGGACGAAGAGGAAGCACTGTGATGACTAAGTTTGTCTTTGGTGGCCCTGTGGCTGACATTAAGTACATGGACCCTAATCACGGCAACCTGGTAACTGAGAGTTGTGGGGCAGAAGTTGAATACACTTTTGACAAAATTTCGGACTCCATTGAGTTGCGGATTGAGACTCAATACTTCCAGAAGGAAGACATTGACGAGCTGATCGAGTTCCTTAAAGCAGCTAAAGAGGCTCTGTGAACCAAGAGCGTCCTACAGTAGCTCTGGTGGACGCTGACTTCCTTGTGTACCGCATCGGATTCGCCTCAGAGGACGATGATGAGCAGTACGCAAGGAGTCGGGCTACGGAGTGGTTGACTGACATGATCTATTTTGACTTGAAGTGTGAAGACTACAAGGCATGGATCACCGGAAAGGATAACTTTAGGTATCAGGTAGCTGTTACGCACCCCTACAAGGGCAACCGTAGAGACCTGAAGAAGCCTAAGCACTATGAGGCCCTGCGAGGGCACCTGGAGCGCTTAGGGGCTGTCGTGACGGACGGTGAAGAGGCTGATGATGCTGTCGGGATTGAGAGTGCTAAAGGGAACTACTGGCTTGTTCATGTCGATAAAGACCTGGATCAGCTACCCGGATGGCACTACAATCCCGTGAAGAAGGAAGAGTACTATGTCGATGAGTTCCAAGGACTATACAACTTCTACAAGCAAATCCTAACAGGAGATAGGATTGATGCAATAGTAGGACTCAAAGGAATCGGCCCTGTAAAGGCTGCAAAGATTCTTGAGGGTTGTAAGACTGAGCAGGAACTCTACGAAGCAGTCTGTGAGGCTTACAAGGACAAGGGGGAAGCTCAGGAGCGAGTCATTGAGAATGGACAGCTTCTGTGGCTTCGGAGGTTTGAAGGACAACTATGGACCCCTCCGGGGGAAGGAGAAGGAACTTGATTACTCTTGCTGTGATTTTCTTCATGGTGTTCATCGGTCTAGTCTTTGGTACCTCGTATCTGGCTCAGGAGCTGATTCCTCCGTATCACTGGGCTAACCTGCCTGTATTCCTTACCGGAGTTCTCCTGTCGCTGGTGGCTCTCTCCGGTTGCTTTTTCTGTGTCCTGATTGCATGAAGCCATTAAGCGCCAAGGACAAGGGACGTAAGCTACAGCAATGGGTACGGGATAAGCTCCTGGAAGGGGCTCCAGAGCTTGAGCAGGATGACATCAAGAGCACCTCAATGGGTGCCGGAGGGGAGGACGTACAGCTCTCTCCAGCAGCTCGTAAGGTCTACCCTGCTCAGTTTGAGTGTAAAAACCGTGCTAAGATTGCTGTGTATCAAGACTACCAACAGGCCATGACCCATGGGAAGCATGAGCCTGTGGTGATTATGAAACAAAACTATGCGAAACCGTTAGCTCTTGTCGATGCTGAGTGGTTCTTCAAGTTACTGAAAGGAAATCGTGAAAGTAAAACTGATCTGGACAACCCCTGAGGGTGAGCAGCTCATTGCTGACATGGCTCGGGTGTCTGCTCCTGAGAACCGAGGAAAGGACGCTTCCAAGCTGGTTGGCTACCTTGTCCGTAATCAACACTGGAGCCCCTTTGAGATGGCTAACGCTGTCTTTGAGATTGAAACCACTCGGGACATTGCACGACAGCTTCTGAGACACCGTAGCTTCTCCTTCCAGGAGTTCTCCCAACGGTACGCCTCTGTGGACAAGCTCCCTGAGGCTTCTTTGAGGGAAGCTCGGATGCAGGACCAGAAGAACCGTCAGAGCAGTCTCCAGACGGACGATGCAGCCCTTCAGGATATGTGGATGAGGATGCAACGTATCGCCTTACAGACCGCTGAGAGGTCTTACGAGTGGGCCCTGGAACGGGGAATCGCCAAAGAGGTTGCTAGGTCTGTCTTGCCGGAAGGGCTGACAACAAGCCGGATGTATATGAACGGAACGATCCGATCCTGGATGCACTTCTGCAAACTCCGTTGCGGTAACGGGACTCAGAAGGAGACTCAGGAGATTGCTCAGTTGATCTCTGAGGAAATGAAGAATCTGTATCCGGTGTCTTGGAAGGCACTGCTGGAGAACTGAAAGATGCTTAAAGGCGTGAAAGAAGAGATTATTGAGTCTGCACGGTTCCTCCAAGGTCTGTGCCATCTGGCAAGCCTGGATGCTGGCTGGTGGGTCAAGAACGGTGAGGACATCCGAAAGAACCCTTACACCTTCAGTAACAAGCTCATGCTCTGTGTCTCTGAACTCTCAGAGGCCATGGAAGGGGACCGCAAGGGGCTGATGGACGATAAGCTGCCTCATCGGTCCATGCGTGAGGTGGAGTTGGCTGATGCGGTTATCCGTATCTTTGATCTTGCAGGAGCTTACGGGATGGACCTGGGAGGCGCTATCGCTGAGAAGATGTCCTTCAATGCTGACCGACCGGACCACAAGCCTGAGAACCGTGCCGCTGTTGGCGGTAAGTCATACTGAAAGGAACCGACATGGAAGAAAACAATGTGTTTCTGAGCTTTGCTTATACGTCAGAGCTTGACGGTAACAACTTTAGTGCAACCCATGAGTACGATGAGTTCGTTCCTTGGCCTAAGCTGCTGCAGGACTTTGTGAAGTTCCTCAGCCTTGCCTATGGCTACGACATCAGCTCCAAGGTGGCTCTGAAGTACCAGCCGTGGACGGACTCTGACCTTGACCGCTGGAGTGGCCCGTACTTCTACCGGGATACCGATGAAGAGGACAAGGCTCAGGCTGAGGCTGATTGGACTCAACGGTTCGATGAGCTGACCCGTATGGACAACTCCAATCCTCGCCAGATGGACCTCTTCCAAGCTGAGCAGGTCCGTGCGGGGTTGACTGACTGATGCCAGCACACAGGAAGTACTTTACTCCTGAAGAAGAGAAGGAAGCCCTAAGAGCAGCCGTAACGAAGTACATACGGTCTCGAAAAGGCTTCCTGACTCGTGGGTACGGTCGGATGAAAGAACGCACGACTAACCCAGAGTACCATAAGGCACATCTTTACTTCGGTAAGGGGCTGATGAGCAAGGAAGAGTTTATGAGGTGGGCGGAGCAATCCAAAGACTCCTTTAATATTCTTTTTGAGGCTTATGAACAGAGCGGGTTTGAGCTTCGCTTGGCACCCTCAATCGACAGGATTGACCCCGACAAGGGGTATACTCTAGGAAACGTCCGCTGGGTTACTCAGTCGGAAAACTCTAAAAATAGGAGGAGTGGATGGAAATGGAAGAAAAACCGCTGCGTATCCTAGTCGTGCCGGATTGTCAGATCAAGCCTGGGGTTCCATTAGAGCATCTTGATTGGGCCGGTAGAGCTATCTGTGAGTATCGGCCTGACGTTGTGGTTAACCTTGGGGACTTCTGGGATTTCCCTAGTCTGTCGAGTCACGACAAACCCGGTAGTAAGTACTTTGAGAACAAAAGGTACCGCGATGACGTTGAAGCAGGGAACGAGGGCATGAAGCGCCTGTTGCAGCCTCTCAAGGACTTACAGAAGGCTCAAAAGGAGTCCAAGCATAAGGTTTATAAGCCGCGTTTGGAGTTCCTCAGAGGCAACCATTGTGCAAGGGTCGCTAGAGCTGTGCAGAACAATCCGATCTTGGAAGGAACCCTAAGCTATGACGATCTGTATTTAGAAGACTGGAACGTAAATGAGTTTCTTCATCCGGTCTTTATTAACGGTGTGGGCTTCAATCATTATTGGCCTGTCGGCGCTATGGGTCGGCCAGCAAGCTCCCCGGCTGCTATTATTGGGAAGCTGCATATGTCTTGCGTGGCCGGCCATCAGCAAGGTAAGCAGATTGCTTATGGTAAGAGAGCTGACGGTAAGAGTATTTTTAGCATCATTGCTGGCTCTTACTATCTACACGACGAGGACTACATGGACAACCTCTCAAACCGACACTGGCGAGGGCTTGTAGTCTTGAATGAAGTACAGGATGGACAATGTGATGAACTTTTCCTCTCTATCGACTATCTGAAAAGGAAGTTTGGATGAACGTCTTGGTAGCCTGTGAGTCCTCTGGAGTGGTTCGGGAAGCCTTCAGGGCCAGAGGGCATAACGCCTGGAGCTGTGACCTTCTACCTGCCGATGACGACTCAAAGTATCATATCCAAGGGGACGCTAGGGACGCTATTTCAGGGGGTTGGGACTTGCTTATCGCTCACCCTCCCTGTACCAGGCTGACTAACAGTGGGGTCCGGTGGCTGTCGGTACCGCCCAAGGGACGTACTTTAGAGAGCATGTGGAAGGAGCTGGAGGAAGGTGTGGAGCTTTACCTAGCCTTGAGGGACGCTCACTGGATTCCGAAGCGGGCCATTGAGAACCCGATCATGCACTGTCATGCTGCTAAGAGGATCAATCCTGGTCCTCGTCAGATCGTACAGCCGTGGTGGTTCGGGGAGCCGTACTTTAAGGCCACAGGGTTTGAACTTATCGGATTGCCTCCTTTGAAGCCAACTGATAAACTACAGCCTCCTGCGAAGGGAACCGAAGAGTACAAGCAGTGGAGTATGATCCACAGAGCTTCTCCCGGTCCTGACAGGTGGAAGATTCGTAGCAAGACTTTTCAGGGCGTTGCAGACGCAATGGCCGAACAATGGGGATGAATATGACTGTTAAAGACTGCACAACGTGTTACTATAAGGACATGCCACATACGTCTGATATGTATAAGCACTCCTGTGCTTCCTGTGAGTACAACAAGAAGACAGGAGAGTTCTCTAACTACTGCACCGACAGTAAGACCTTCTGGCAGGACCATGAGGACCAGAAGCCTCCGGTGCTTAAGGAACTTGAAGGAACGTGGTACGACACTGTAAGTAAGCCTAAACATTACATGCTCTTTGAGGACAAGGGGATTGAGGTCCGTGATGTCATCCAGAAGTTAGTCACAAAGGTAGAACAGTCCGCGGCTGCAGATAAGGTTCTACCGGATGGTATGTTCATTGCGGACTACGTACAGCTCATGCAGTACCTGATGCGTTTCATGGACAAGAACGGCTTGGAGGACTTGAAGAAGGCTCGGTGGTATCTCGATAAGCTCATTGAGGCTTACGGTGAATGAAGCATCGTGAACGTAGAAAACTCTTAAAGGATGAATGGGTGAGTGAAATTAACAATCCAGTCTACCGTCCGGCCTTACAGGTGGCCTGGTGTCGGAGCTGTGACAGGAAGATCAGTAAAGGAGAACCTATGGTGGCTTGGTATACTTATAGGAAGGGCGGAGAGCACATTCATATCTGCCCTGAGTGTGCTTCAAAGATCGGTAAACTTGTGGAAGGAAAAGTATGAAGGTCTACGCTATCAAGCTCTCTAACGGTCACTGGGGCCAAGGAGGCCACCGGAAGAGTACCGAAAAGCTGCAAGGAGCCAAGCTCTACGGTACTTTAGGGAAGGCCCGACAGGCTGTGAGCTACCACGGGGGCAGTAACCTTTGGAAAGGTGCTGAGATTGTGTCTTTTACTTTGGTGCCTGATGATGCCTCCGTTGACCTTAAGTGAACTGAAAGAGAAGCTCAAGGAACTGGATGAGGTTACTCTGATCGAACTGCTAGGGATTACTTCAGAGCAGATCGTTGAGTACTTCACCCTTGAAATTGAGGACGATCTTGAGAGGCTGGAGAACGCTATTGATGACTTTGAGTGAGGAACTAGAGAAGATCAAGGAGTACTTTGAGTACCGGGATGGTGCTGTATACCGTGAAGGGAAACGGGTCGGCTGGGTCGATGACATGGGCTACAGACGCTGCTCCTTCAAAGGTAAAAAGTACAGAGAACATCAGTTAGTCTTCGCCCTTCTGGACGGCTACATTCCTAAATGTATTGACCATATCGACGGGAACAGAACAAACAACGAGAGATCAAACTTGAGAGCGGTGACTCACCAGCAGAACATCATGAATGCTAAACTTAGTGCGCGTAGTAGCACAGGGCATAAAGGGGTCTGCTGGGACAAGAGTCGAGGGAAGTATTTAGCGTATGTCTACGTAGACTACAAGCGTAAAAACTTAGGCCGCTACTCTGATTTTGAACAAGCCTGCCTAGTGGCCGATGAGGCACGGGCGTTATATCACGGTGACTTTGCGAGGAAGAATGCGTAACCTACTAAAAAAGAAACACGTCTACACGTTTGACTATCCAGAGGCGCTAGCGTTCGCTGATCGTCAGTCGGCAGTCTTCTGGACCTGGGATGAAATTGATCTTGAAAAGGACGTTCACTCAGTCCTGACAGAGTTCACCGCAGCGGAGCGGCACGGTATTACAACAGCCTTGAAGCTGTTCACTAAATACGAACTCATTGTGGGCTCAGAGTACTGGTCAGGGACCGTGAAGCCTAACTTCCAACACCCTGATATTGAACTGATGGCAGACTGTTTTGCCTACTTTGAGAGCAACGTACATGCACGCTTTTACAACCGGATTAATGAACTGCTGGGCTTGGCTTCTGAGGACTTTCATGACTCTTGGCGGTACGATCCGGTTCTTGCTGGGCGAATTGCCTTTCTTGATTCTGTGGTTGATTCCAATGATGTGCCTCTCAGTCTTGCTGTCTTTAGTCTTATGGAAGGCTGCATCCTTTATTCGTCTTTTGCTTTCTTAAAGCACTTTCAGAGCAACGGTAAGAACAAGCTGAGTAACCTTGTGGCTGGGATTAACTTCTCAGTCCGAGATGAGAATATCCACCATGAGGCAGGCTCCTGGCTCTTTAGGACGTACTGTGATGAGAACAAGGTAGACAAGACTTGGATGCGCTCTAAAGTCCTGGAGGCTGCTAAGGCCCTTGTGGAGCATGAGCACCGGATTGTTGACCTTCTGTTCTCTCACGGGGACATTGAAGGGATCACCGCCAAGGGCATGAAGGCTTTTGTGAACTCTAGGGCTAACCTGTGCTTGAAGAATCTGGGCTTTGAGGATGCTTTTGAGACTGACGGGGATAACATCAGTGAATGGTTTTATATTGGTCTGACCACATCGACCATTCATGACTTCTTCGCCAAGGTTGGCTCGTCTTACCATAGGAAATGGAATGAACGATCCTTCGTTTGGTGAGTTAGAACAGGCGATACTTGAAAGATACAAGTACTTCGACGGGGAACTCGTAGACCTCAAGTATCGTAGACTGGTACGGGCGTTAAACGGCGAGGGCCGCTATAGGACAATGGTCAACGGTACTCGAATCTTTGCACACAGGGTTATATTCTTCCTGTGTCACAGGCGATGGCCTGAAGACGTTGTTGACCACATCGACGGCAACCCTACAAACAACCATATAGAGAATCTCAGGGAAGCGACAAAACAGCAAAATTGGGTAAATACGAAACGACCTAAACACAACACGAGCGGGATTAAGGGTGTCTGCTGGGTAGAGCATTTCCAACGATGGCGCGGAGCTGTGAAACACAAGGACCGCGTTTACGCAAAGATGTGCCACACCAAAGAAGAAGCTGCTGAGTTCGTGAGGAAAAAGCGGATTGAAATACATGGAGAATTTGCAAGACATGAGTAAAGAAGAGAATAAATATGAGTTCCTGAGTGCTGAGCGTAAGCGACTGCAGGCTCAAGGGTGGCTTCCTGAATGGTATAACACCCCTGGTTGGGCTTTGTTCAAGAGTAAGTACATGGAAGGTGCAGGGTCATTCAAGGAACGAGCCTTGCAAATCGCCCACGCGGCCTCTAAGCACGCTCCAGGGAACCAATATGAGTGGGGTGAGAGGTTCTACGATGTCATCTGGAAAGGCTGGTTGAGCCCCTCTACGCCCACTCTGGCGAACCTGGGGACCAACAAGGGTATGCCTGTGGCCTGTAGCGGACAATACATTGGAGATAGCGTTGTTGACTTCTATTCGGAACTTGTGGATACGGCTGTCCTCACCAAGAATGGTTTTGGCACTTCAGGTTATCTTGGTGACATTCGCCCTCGCGGCTCTCGTATTGGTACTGGTGGCACTGCCTCTGGTGTACTCCCTGTATTTCAAACGTACGTAGATGCCATGAAGCGTGTCACCCAAGGGGTAGCCCGTAGGGGGGCTTGGGCGGGTTATTTGCCGATTGACCATCCAGACTTCAACGAGCTGGCTGAATGGGTGAAGAACAACCCTGATGACGCTAACGTAGGCTGGACGATCAGCAATGAGTTCATGGAGCTGCTCGATGGTGGGCACCCTGACGCTCTGGAGAGGTACCAAAAGGCTCTGAAGCTCAAGATGCTCACCGGCAAGGGGTACTTCCTGTTCACCGGCAAGGTAGCAGAAGCCCGACCGGAGATGTACAAGCAGCATGGGCTGGACGTGAAGGCTTCCAACCTGTGTACTGAAATCATGCTTCATAGCGGCCCTGAGGAAACATTCACCTGTATCCTGGCTTCTATGAACCTTGAGAAGTACGATGAGTGGAAAGACACTGATGCAGTCTTTGTAGCCACGGTGTTCCTTGACTGTGTGGTGTCTTGCTTCTTGGAGCAGGCCAAGGGTAAGAAGGGCTTTGAGAAGGCCATCCGGTCTACTGAGAAGTCCCGTGCCTTGGGCCTTGGAGTGCTTGGGTGGCATTCCCTGCTGCACAAGAGGATGATTCCGTTTGAGAGCTACAAGGCTCAGAAGCTTAACGTGGACATCTTTAGGTATTTGAACCTTGAGACAGAGAACGCAAGTATGTTCTTGGCTAAGGAGCTTGGAGAGCCTGAGTACTGCAAAGGCTACGGACGGAGGAACACTCACCGGATTGCTGTGGCACCTACGATGAGCACTAGTCAGCTCATGGGTGGAGTCTCTCAGGGGATTGAGCCTTATATCGGTAACGTGTTCGTTCAACAGGGAGCAGGAGGGGAGACTATTCGGGTGGTGCCAGAGCTTCTGGACATCATGAAGGCTGCTGGGGTCTATAGCCGGGAGACTCTCCTGGAGATTGCCTCTAAGGATGGCTCAGTGCAGCATGTGGATTGGATGACCGATGAGCAGAAGCAAGTCTTCAAGACTGCCTTTGAGATTGATCCTATGGTGATCCTGAAGCAAGCCTCTGACCGTCAGTCTTTCATCTGTCAGGGACAATCCATTAACCTGTTCTTTGGGGCTGAAGACCCTGAAGAGTACATCAGTGCTGTCCACAAGGCAGCTTTTAAGGATAAGAATATCTTGAGTCTCTACTATGTTCGTACTAAGGCTGGCGTCAGCGCTAGCTCCGGGGAGTGTGTTGCATGTCACGCATGATCGTGTATACCAAAGATAACTGCCCAGCCTGCGTGAAGCTCAAAGCTGAACTTAAGCTAGAGCAGGAAGAGTTCGTTGAGGTGAATGTTGGTAGAGACATCAGCCCTGAAGAGTTCCGTATGGCGTTCCCTCAGGTTCGCTCCATGCCTTATATACATTGGGAGTATTGAATGACCGTAGACTTTGAATGGAAAGCAGGCTTGGTGGTCGGCCTGGAAGCCGATACGATCTACTATGGGGAAACCGTAGAGGACATCCTTGCAGATGACGGAGAGGTGGTCAATGTCTGGTACCTGCATCTAGGTATCCTTACAGTAGCCTTTATGTTTGATTAGTTCCGAAGGAACGAACTAGCGTAGCTCTTTAGGGCTGCCCCAAAGAAAAAGCCCCAAGGATTGCTCCAAGGGGCTTTTCTGTTTCTACTCTACGGTCTTACTTGTTCTTAGCATTCCAGAAGTTGAAGGCGAAGAGGTCAAGAACCTTACGCACTTTGGCGACGATAGCGTCATCCTTGGGGGTGGGTGTGATGGCTGCGATCACGGAAGCCGTACCGACAACGCTAGTAACGATGTCGAGCACGTTAGAGATGGTATCAAAGTTCATAGTAATACTCCTTGGTTAGTTACTGCCACTGTCCTGTAATCATCTGACGAGCGAGCCTCTTAGCCCTCTCCGGGGTCTGAGAAGCCCACTTACTTAGCATCATGTTCTCAGCAGCCATGAGGTAGTTCCCTTGCTGGATGAACTTCAAGGTATTCTTGAAGGCCAGAAGCCCTTCTACGCCAAGCTGGTACGCCATATTTGTCAATACACCCTTACGGGCTTCGTCCAGAGAGTCGAACCAAGGGAGCTTCTCCCGAAGTGCCCTAGTCCGCAGAGCGATCCTGTTATTAAGGATGAACTCGCTCTCTTCTGGTAGAAGACCACCCCCTTTCCGATTATCTATTAATATCCCAACTCCGATAGTCCAATAGCCTAAGTGGTCCTGGTAGGCATGGAGGACTTCACCTTCATCTCGCCTGAGCTGTGCTGTGATGTTGTCAATCATTGAAGCCCCTTGATAACCTGTAAGTCCTCTTCGGTGATCGGCTGGTTAGATAGCATTCCTCTCCAGCCGTACACAGGGGCTCTTGGGCGGACATTCCCGTTACCGATGTCGGAGATGAGTCTGTTAAGCTCAGAGGTACGCTTCACGCCTAAGAGTTTGTCCGCAGCGAAGCCAGAAGCTGCCGATACGGCACTTGCTACTGGAGCCTGAGTACCTGCAACTACCTGACCCCCAAGCATCAGTTGACTACGCTGAGGGTTGAATCTAGCCACAAGGGTCATCAAAGCGTCAGCAGCGCCTCCGTTAACGACAGACTTGATAGCGTTCTGTTCCTCAGTGGAGAACACCCTCATCTTTCGCTTATCCGCCACAAGGCTTCTCAGTTTGGTACGGATAAGCTGCTGCTTGGACACCGTAGGGTCGCTACTGGCGTTCTCAGCGGAGTTAAGGATGTCCTCAAGGACAGAAGCCCTAGAGAGGTTCCTCCAGTCCTTGCGGGCCTCTGTGACAGCCTTCACAGCCTTGTCGATACCTCCTGAGCCAGGGAACAAGTCCCTACCGTTAAGGTTAGCGATGTAGTTGTCTAACTCTTCTACAAGAGCCCCTGCGTACTTGCGGGTAGCTTCGTTGTTGTCATTCTTCAAGGCCACAGCCGCAGAGCGCATCTGCTCCAAGGTAGTGAAGGGAACCCGTTGAGTACCTGCCATGGTCTTCATCTGGTCAATAACCTGCTGTACAGGTCTGTGGTTCTCCATGAGCGGGTTGAAGTTCTCGTCCTTCAGGGCCTTCTCAGCGTTCACTAAAGCATTCTGGACACTCAGGGGCCTCAGAGTGACACCTTCTTGCTCCATGCTTTGATACTGATTTTGAGCCCTAGCTTTGATTTGCTTAAGGGTCAGAGGTGGAGGCTGTGTCTTGTCAAGAGCCCTTACACCTCGCGCCCCCACGGTACCTCCCACCATACCTGTAGCAAGAGCAGCAATAGTCCCTGCCAAGGGGCTTTCAGTCTCTTCAGCTACCTTATCCCCTACAGCAGTACCTAAAGTGCCTCCGACAGCGGCAGCAGCGGTTTGTTGCTCTGCGTTAGCCAGTAAAGGAGCAGCAGCCGTCTTTGAGACAGCTTGAGCAGGGATAGCCATGCCAGGGATACCGGCCATGCCGGAAGCTCCAGCCCCTATGGCCCTCTCAAGGCCGTTCTCAGGCTCAGGGAGCCCTGCACGGGTTAGGAGGTCTTGAAGGCCGTCAGAGGGCTTTGTACCCGCATCAAATCCTGCGAGGCCAGCAGCACCGTGGAGGAAGTCCCCAGCCGCCGTAGGGACTGCCAAGAGTCCTGTAATGCCGTGGCGGGCTGTGAGGCCGACCTGTCGGGTTATTTCCTCAGCGGTGCTACGAGGCTGTTTTGGAGCCTCAGGAGCAGGCTTGGAGGCTGATTGGTAGTTAGACTTTGCGTAGGCGAGAACGTCAGCCTCAGAAGCCCCATCAGGGGCCTGAATCTCATACACATTCCCGTCAGGGGCTGTAATCTCATAAGTAGCCATTAGGGAGCCTTTCGTTTGATACTCCAGCCTCCAGAGTCGGCTGCACGGCTAGGACCGGCATCCAAGGGAGCAGGAGCACCTGTAGCCGCTGCTTGGGACTGTCTCTGGATACGCTCAATGTTCCGGTTAATCTTCCTCTCAGCACTACGGAGGATGTTCTTAATGGAAGCAGGCTCTAGACGTTGATTACCGCCAATGACTTTCTGGAGGTACTTGAGTTCCTCTTCGGAGTCGTTACCGCCGAAGTCCTTAAGGCGAGGGATAACCACGTTACCGATGTACGACATAAACTCTTCGGTGTTGATAACCTTAGGGTTGTTCTTAGAGGTTGCCTTAGCAACTGCCATCGTTTCGGGTCCGTACAAGCCAGCAAAGATTCCTTTGTCTAGTTTTGTAATGGCTTCTCCGATGCTGTCCCTAGCGGAGTACTGGTCCTCAATGTTTCCGATCTTCTTACCTACCTCCGTTCCGGCTGCTTCTCCGGTCTTCTTGGGGTCGATGGGAACACCTGTGTTGATAGCGCCAATGGTCACGTTACCGGAGCCCTTGGATTTACCTTTAACGTCTGCTTCAAGGTGCTTACGCATCTCTGCTTGGAACTCAGGAGTGCCAGGAACGAAACCAGCGTCAATGAGTTGTTGTCCTAAAGCAGAGTACTTAGGGTCTTTGTGTTCGTAGACAGCGAGTTCAGCCTCCATAGACTTGACGGTTGTTGAGACTTCCTCAGAAGGGTTCTCAATACCTTTGAGAGTCTGTAGGCCGGTACGTAGTGCAGCAATCCGCTGAGCCTTGAGGACATCAGGAGGGAGCTTCTGAGCATTCTCACGGCTTGCAGCGGCCTCAGCTTGCTTGGTACGCGCAGCCGCCAGAGCAGTATCTGCAGCGGCTTTCTCCAGCGCCTGAGCACGGGTGATAAGCTCCTGAGCAGCCGGTATGTCTCCTGCCTGTGCGGCCTGCTGTGCAGCAGCCTTGAGGGACTGAGGGTCTGCTGGATTGATACCTTGAAGTAGCTTCTGTCGGGAACTGATACGCTGAAGCTCAGGGTCTTGAGCACCCATGAGTCCCGCCGCTGCGTTACCCAACTGAGCCCCGCCTTGGTACATCATCATGGTTGCACGTTGAGCAGGCTTCAACTGTGCGAAGGCCAAGGCTTGCTCCTGGAGCTGCTGGTTCCTCTGGAGCTGGAGAGCCTCAGGAGTGATACCGAATAAAGATTGAACTTGAGTTGCCATTAGTATTCTCCCCAGCCTCCAAGGTAGCTGTTACCGCTAGAGTCCGTAGTAACGTTCTGTCGGATTCCTGTGTCCATCCCATTGTTAGCGTAAGAGTAGGAGGGTGAGCTGGTCATCCATCCTTTGAAGGCACTCTGAAGCTGTGGGTTGTTAGCGGCCCCGGCGATAGCACTCCCGAGGTAACTGTTACCTTGAGCACCCGCCAAGGCAGAGCCTGCTCCAGAGATACCTTGAGCCAAGGCTTGTCCCACGTTCTGGTTCGCCGTAGCAGCCCTACCTCCGATTTGAGCACCCATATCAAGAGTGTTAGAGCCCAGCTTGTCGATAAGGTCCGCAAGCGACAGGTAGCCCTTCAGCGGGTTCATGGAGTTGACTTGGAGGTCCAGACCGGAGCCCATGAGTCCCTTACCGAAGTTCACTTGATCCATACCGGCTTGATTGGCCTGAGCAGCTAACCCTGCGTCCTGCTGAGCAATGGCGTTATAGTACGCTTCAGCCAGCGGGTTAGCAGCATTGAGGCCCGCAGCGCCACTAGGGCGAGCGCCTGTGGCCCCTACGGAGAGCCCTGTGGTGCCTTGGTTGTAGTTTTGATTCAACATAGAAGCAAACTGCCGGTCCCTAGAAGGAGCCAAAAGGTCTTGCTGCTTCGCCATCCACTGCTGAGCAGTCTCTTGAGGACTCTGAGCAAGGTATGATTGACCTAGACCAAAGAGCCCCTGGCCGGCTGTAAGGGCACCGTTGGCTGTATTAAGAGCGCCTCCGTTGGCGTTCGCCAGCATGGAGTTCTGGAGAGCCTGAAGGTCCGGAGAGAGCGTATAGCCCGCACCGCTGAGGTATCCCTTGTCATCAAAGGTATAGTTAGAGCTACCAAATCGATTGGTGATCCCTACAGGACGGAACTTGGAGGCTTCCGCTTGAATCTGAGCAGCTTCGCGCTGCGCATTGGCTTGTGTCTGTGCAGCCTCTTCGGCTGCGTCCCCTTGCATCATGCCGCCGACGATACCGCCTACGGCTCCAATTGCTGCACCCCACGGCATATTAAACCTCTACTTTCTTGATAAGAACTTCATCGACCTTTGCAGGGTCTGTCTCTTCGGTTGCATGAATGCAGAACCAGACAGCATCCTCTAGGGCATGAATGGAATGATTGAGACCTTTACGGATGGTGAGACAGACAGGCCCTGTGTACTCTTTGGTGTCCTCGTCGGTCTTTACAATTACTTTACCTTTAGCGAGCAGACTTAGATGGTCATACTCATGCTTGTGGCTTAAGGCCGTGAAGCCTGCCGGTAAGTGCATCTGCTTTGCGTAGACTCCACTGGAGAAGTGGTGGATGATTCCAAGGTCTACTTCAAAGGTGCCTTTGAGTTGCTCAAACTGCTCAGATACGGTTTGCATTCTTGTCCTTAAACATTTCAGTTCGGACACAAACGATCATTGCAATCCTGTCGGAATCAGAACGGTTTTCAACCCAATGTGGCTGAGAGTTGTCAAACCACCATACATGACCAAGGTTAGGACTGATAACGCCATCATCAAATTCAAAGGTAGCTCCTTCAGCGTTGAGGATCGGTACGTAGAACTTGTCGTAGTACCTTGCGTGCCACCCACCGTCGGTATGCCTTAGAATCTTTCCACCGGGAGGGAGCTTCGTGATAAGGATTCCTCCAAGCCTTTCACCTTCAACGAGCCTCATAAGGTCAAAGACAACATCCTTAACGGCTGGAATCTTGTCGGCTATTGGGTACCAGATACTGTCGTGAGGATCATCAAAGCCCTTGAAGTCTCCTTTAGCCTCAAATGGCCTGACATCGTTGTACCGAACCCATAAGTCTGTCATCTGAGCATGAGGACTTTGAGGGTTGATCCTTCGGTAAGGATACAAGTCAAAGTCTTCATAACACTTGAGTACCTGGCTTTGGAGTTCCTTGATGTCTGGGCTTACACCTTCAGAGATAAGCTCATGGGTTCTTGGCATCAGGTTTTAATAATATGGTTGACCACAAAGTACGGAGGCAGGTTAGCGTTAGTGCCTGAAGTGCCCGCACTATTGACTGTTGTGGTGGCTGTAATGCCGGTAGTAGAATTGAATGTTGCGGTGCCCAGAGGACGAGCGTTGCTGTCTGTCAGCGCCGATGGGGCCATGACGGTAGAGCCCTGAACGGTCTGTCCATCAAGAGCGTGAGCGTGACCGGGATCAGTAATCGTAGTGGAGGCTGTATGCGTGTGCGCAATGACAGCAGCATCCTTAGAGCCTCCTTGAGTACCTAACGCGAAGCCGGTATCAGCCCCCATCGGCATTCTTCCTTTACCATTGGGGAGGTTGAATGTCGTGGAACCGTTGCCGGCACCGTAAGTAGTGCCAATAGCGGTGTACAAGGCTGAATAGGTTGTACGGGATACCGCAGAGCCATCACACAGCAGGTAGCCTGTAGGGGCTGTAGAACCTCCGTAAGGCAGGACCACGCCGGCAGGCAAAGCGGCGCCCAAAGCAGCCGTAAGAGCTGCCATAGTGGCGATCTGGCTGTTGGATGCTCCAGCAGCAGGGGTAGGGGCTGTAGGGGTGCCTGTGAAGGTAGGGCTGTCAAGATCAGCCTTAGAGTTCACAGCCGTAGCAACGGCGTTGAATTCCGTATCGAACTCAGCCCCTTTAATGATCTTCAAGGGAGCACCGGAAGGCAGGGAGTCCTTTGAGGTGAAGTTAGTACTTTTAATATAGGAAGACAAGTTAGACCACCTTTCCGTTCTTTGCCGCTATCTCGATCTTTTGGATACTTAACGCTGAGCCGTTGATGTCAGCCTCGTAGCCTGTTTGGATTACCTTACCGGAGCCTGTCGGGTATGCGACGATTGCCTCAAGGTTAGTTCCTCCGGTATACTCCGCGGTATTGTACTCTGAAGTACCAAAGAATGCAATCCCTTTAGGTGCAATCTTTACGTTGGCTGCTTGATAATTACCGCTGAAGTCGTAACCCCACTTCGTTGTGACATACTGGTTACTTCCCCCGATCACCGTCAGGGTCAGTTTCTTGAGTACCGAAGAGACACTAGGGGCTCCAAGGTCCGTATGGTTCGTAAAGTACTGGAAACGATACGAGGCCCCATTGTCCTGATACCCTGAGTACTTACCCACAAGGCCTTCCTTGCCGATCAGCAGGGACTCATCACGACAGTAGAGGAAACTCTTAGGTTGGATACTGTCCCATGTCGTAACCCTGGAGGAACCATCCTGCATTACTTGCTTCAAGTCAAAGCAGTAGACCATCTTGAGGGTAGGTAACGACAACAGGTAAAAGGACTCAAAGGGGCTGTAAACAGCTTTGATGATGCTTTGATTGCCTTCTGAGGCCACGTTAGCCATTAGGTCAGTACGGACATTCTTGCTCAAGTCCCTGTGAGGTGCTGACTTCTCCTGGATGGTCCTCTGGATGGATCGAACCCCTGTGTCTGACAGGAAGATGATGTCTGTCCCGGTAGCTTTGATGGTGTCTCTGGCGATGCAACCAATACCTACAACGCTATCCGCCAAGGTCATAGAGGCCGGTGAGGTGGCTCCTTGGTACACAAGGATGCTGCTGCGTCCGAAGAGGTACAGGAAGCCGTTATGGGCTCCAAGGCCAACTACAATGTCTCCACCCTTGGGCCACACGGTAGTAACGTCCAAGCTCC